CACCGGCCTGCCGTCGATGCTCAAAGTCACGCCAGGCGCCGACACGTCAGAAGGATTCCAGTTCACGTCGCCAGCCACATCGCTGTTGACCAAGGCTGTAAACGGCAAGATCGGCGTATGGGTGTACATTGAAACCCAGCCAGGGTATCAGGCGGGTGGGACGCCTGCTGGCACGCTGGAAATGGCGCTGACGCGCAACGCTGCGAACAGCTTTGCACAAGGCGTGTTGGTCTATTTCAACACTAACCAGCTAAAGGAAGGCTGGAACTTCCTTGTTTTTATGATGCGAAATCCGGCCGCATATGTGNCCAGCGGAGGTGTGACTGAATACCATCCCTATGGCGTGCANCCGACCAGCAACGGCACGGGTGCGGACTCGGATATTGTAAATAACAATCTCGGCAGCATCCGGTTTCTGTATTCTGGAACCGGGATCACCGGAACCAATATTTATTTCGATTCGGTGTGGACTGATTTTGATGTCACCGCTCAGGCATTCATCGGCCACGACACCGCCGACAGCAGCATCACTGATATTTCCCTGCCGAAGTTCGAGCAGTACGGATGGAAAGGCTATTTCACCGCCAACGCAAACTACTGGGACGGCGCGGAGAGCCGCATCTGGACGGATTATTCGACCGGATTGAACGCCTACTCCGACACGCTATACAGCGCGGGATGGGACGCGATCAACCACACGCTGCAACACCTGCCCGGCTCGGCTGCCAGCCCAACAATGGCAACGCTTACGAACGCGGGGGAGATTGCCTACGAAATCATGGCGATGCATGCTCTATTACGTTCGGCTGGGTTCTCCCGTGGTGCGGAGTTCTACGCGGCACCTATCAGCGCACAATCGCGGTTGTCCGAGGCCGTCATCAAGGGGTGCGGCTACAAGCTGCAACGGATCGCGCGTGGGCAGAATATTCAGGTGACGCCGTGGGGGATTCCGAACCCGAGCCATGTCGGTTCGATTGGCATGGGGTCACCCGTTGCGTCTGCCTATGTCTCTACCACGAATGGAGTATCGACACCCTCAACCGGCCTGAACAACATCACGAAGATGCGCAATCTGATTGATTGCATGATTGCCTACGGGGCATCGTTCAGCCCGTTCACGCACACGCTCCAAACTTCTGGCGATGATGGCAGCGGCAACGGCACGCCAACCGTCAACACAAACTGCATGGCGAGTCTATTCACGCTTGCGATGGACTATATCGCAGAGAAAGAGGCGGCAGGATTGATTCGAGTGCGTGATGGATTTACCGGGTTTTTCTACGGTACAGGAAGATGACCTACACCGACAACCGCCATCAACGCAAGCCACCCGCTGACTAATTAACCAGCCGCCTCAGGGCGGCTTTTTCTTGCCCTAACCACCCCCGCAAAATAATCCACGTTTCACCTTATTCGTGGACGCGTCCCCCGGCACGATGCGTCCCATGGATACCAATTCAATCACGCTGACCTTCCCCAAGGGTGACGACCATGTAGGCGCCGACTCAAACGCGCCGGCGCATCGCGCGTCGGCGTTCGACCTGGTGGCGTCGACGCCGTGGGCGATCCTGCCTTCGATGCTGGAAACCATCAGCGCGATCGCGCTGCGCGACGGCGAATCGGTGGAAGCGCTGGAAGCCCGCCTCGGGAGGCCGCTGCAGAACACGCGCAGCGTCACGGTGCGCGACGGCGTGGCGATCATCCCGATCACCGGCCCGGTGATGCGCTACGGCAATATGTTCAGCCAGATTTCCGGCGCGGTGTCGCTCGACGTGCTGGCGCGCGACTTTTCCGCAGCCGACGCCGACCCCACCATCAAGGCGATCGTGCTGGATCTCAACACCCCAGGCGGCCAGGCCAACGGCGTGTCGGACTTTGCCGCGATGATCCGCGGCGCGTCGAAGCCGGTCACCGCCTTCGTCGAGCAGGCCGCCAGCGCCGGTTACTGGATGGCCGCCAATGCAAGCGAAGTCGTCATCAGCACCACCGGCGAAGTCGGCAGCATCGGCGCGGTCTACTCGATCGACGCCGGCAGCCGCCGCTCGGGCGTGATCGAAATCGTCTCCAGCCAGTCGCCCAACAAGCGCCCCGACGTCAACACCAGCGCCGGCCGCGCGCAGCTGCAGGCGCGCGTCGACAAGTGGGCCGAAGCCTTCATTGCCGACGTCGCGGTCGGCCGCAAAACAACGGTCGAAGACGTGCTGGCCAAGTTCGGCCAGGGCGACATGAAGATGGGCCAGGAAGCGGTTGCTTCCGGCATGGCCGACCGTGTTGCCACCCTCGAAGAAGTCATCGCCGGGCTGTCCGGTAAATCTGCGAAAGGAGCCATCATGGCCAATGAAGCAGGCGCGGCGGACGCCCAAACTCCGCACATCAACCGCGAATACCTCGCGGCTCACCACCCTGATCTGATCACCGCGCTGCAAGGCGAGGGCGCCACTGCCGAGCGCAGCCGCATCCTCGACGTGCAGGCGCAGTGTTCGGCCATTCCCGGCCACGCCGCGCTGATGGCCACGCTGATGGCCGACGGCATCACCACCGGGCCGATGGCCGCGGTGGCCGTGCTCGCTGCCGAACAGTCGCTGGCTGCCGGTCGCCGCACCGCACTGGCCGCCGACCGCCTGGAGCCGGTGGCGCACGCCGCCGCACCGAGCGCTGCCGAAGATGCTGCGCAGGGCGCACCCGCCGCCGATGCCGACGCCAACCTGCCGGTCGAAGCGCGCTGCGAAAAGCAGTGGAACGCCAGCGCCGAGTTGCACAAGGAATTCCCCTCGCTGGGCGCGTATACCGCCTACATCAAAAATTCCGAAGCCGGGCGTGCCCGCGTGTTCGGCAGCAAATAAGGAGCGCACAGCATGACCACACTCGCAGTCGATACCCCGCGCGTTTTTGAACTGGGCACCGTCAATGAACTGACCGCCGCCGCGGCCATCAAGGAGGGCGCGTTTGTCTGCGCGCTCAAGGCCGACGGCACCGCAGTCGTCGGTTCGGTCGCCGTTTCCACCCATTCCTTTGCCGGCATTGCCGAGCGCGGCTGTGCCAGCGGCGCCAATGTGCGGCTGATCACCCGCGGCAAGGTGGTGATGCCTGTCACCGGCGCTTCGGCCGCCAGCGTCGGCGCCATCGTCTACGCCAGCGACGACAACGCGCTGACGCTGACCGCCAGCACCAACGTCCCGGTCGGCTATGTGTCGCGCCACATCACCAGCACCACTTGCCTGGTCGAATTCAGCGCTACTGCTGAACGCGACATCGCAGTCGCTTAATTCAAGACCTGAAAGGAAAATATCATGGGTGCTTCAACACTTTCGAGCCGCGCCATCATCGGCGAGTTTTACAACACGCTGGAACAGAATACCGGAGCCCTTTGGGTGCCTGGCGTTTCGGCCATGTTCGAGTCCAACCAGGAAAGCGAAACCTACGCCTGGCTGGGCATGTCGCCTGCCATGCGCGAGTTTGTCGGCGGCCGCCAGGCCAAGGGCTTCCGCGAGAACGGCATCACCATCACCAATAAAAAGTTCGAGGCCACGCTGGAAGTGCTGCTCGACGAAATCCGCCGCGACAAGACCGGCCAGGTGATGCTGCGGGTGCGTGAAATGGCGACGCGCACCAATGCGCACTGGGCCAAGCTCTTGTCCGCGCTGATCGTCGCCGGCGAATCGGGCGTGTGCTATGACGGCCAGTTCTTCTTCGACACCGACCACGCCGAAGGCGACAGCGGCACGCAGTCCAACGACGTCACCTACGATGTCACCACCCCAACCGCGCCGACCGCTGCCGAGTTCGAGGCCGCACTGATGGCAGGCGTGCAGAAGTTCATGGGTTTCCTCGACGACCAGGGCGAGCCGATGAACGAGGAGGCCAACCGCTTCCTGGTGATGGTGCCGGTTCCGTTCCTTGGGGCGGCAACCGCGGCGGTCAAGAATGCGGTCATCACCGATGCCACTGGCGCGCGCACCAACACGCTGACCAACATGGACGGCTTCAAGTTCGACATCGCGGTGAATGCCCGCCTGTCGTCATGGACCACCAAGTTCGCCATGTTCCGTACCGATGGTGAAACCAAGGCGCTGATCCGCCAGGAAGAAGAAGGTGTCACCGTGTCGGCCGTGGCCGAAGGTTCGGAGTTGGAGTTCAACGAGGAAAAACATCACTACGGCGTCAAGGCCATCCGCAACGTCGGCTACGGTTACTGGCAGCATGCACTGCTGACCACGCTGAACTAAGCAGGACGGTGAGCAAAGCGCGTGCCTCGCGGCGCGCGCTTGACCCACCGCCCAGCGGATCAACACAGCGAGGATCAAGCGCATGAAGTACATCGTCACACAGGCCGTGCAGCTGCCAACCGGCACGCTGGTCAAGTTCAACGAAGCGCAGGCCGCGCGCCGCGGCAATCAGCTTGCCAACGTCAAGGGCAAGCAATACGAATGCCTGTGCCCGGTGTGGGTCAAGGCCGGCGAAATCATCGACCTCGACGAGCCGGCCAAGCATCTGCTGGCCAGCCTCGAAGCGCAGTCCGGCAAGGCGGCCGCACCGGAAAAGGTCTTTGTGCCGCCGGCCGCGGCTGCCGTGGTCGAAGTCGCCGCCGCGCCGGACGCTGATCTGCTGGCCGGTGTGTCATCGGCCAAACCCGCGGCCGCGTAATCCACATGTCGTTCGACATGATCGAATCCATGGTCAACACCGGCTGCAACGCCTTGTTGCAGAACGCCACGCTGTCGTATCTCAACGGCGCGGTGGCAACCGATGTGCCGTGCCTGTTTTCTGACAGCCGCAATCAGCCGGACGCCATCGGCGTGCCGCGCGCGGTGCGTGAAATCACCGCCGAAGTGGTCGAAGCCGACCTCGGCACAATCGTCGCCGGCACGTCCGTCACCCTTCGCAGCAACGCCTATCAGGTATCGCGTGTTGAACGCGACAAGACCGGCTGGGTCACGCTGCACCTGCGCGGGAACTGAGCATGGCCACGCAAACGCTGACCGTCGCCATTGATGCCGCCGAACTGGCGGAATTGTCGGCGCGCATCCATCGCAGTCTGGAGGGGGTGCAGGTCGCGGCAGCGCAAGCCGCCCACGCCACCGCCGCCTGGCTGCAGACGCGCATCGGCGACGACCTGTTTGCGCAGACCGGCATTGCCCAGGTGCTGTTCGAGCGGCGCGTGCGCAAGTATGTGCGCAGCGGCGTCGACGCGCGCGGCCGCGTGTTCGTTGGACTGTTCCGCCCCGAAGCGAGCCTCACCAACCTGCAGACGCTGACGCAGCAGGCCGACGGCGCGCGCGGCGGCAGTTACTTTTTCAAGGGCGCGTTTGTCGCCACCATGCCCAACGGCTTTGTCGGCATCTTCCGCCGCAACGGCAAGTTCGGCCGCAACGACAAGGCCAACCTGGAGCGCATCAGCGTCGAGCATGTCGACCTGCCCAGCGCGCAGGATCTGGTCGCCAAACACGAACTGCCGGCGGCGGTGTATTTCCGCCGTGAATTCGACCGCCGCGTGGCCGGGGTGCTGGCATGAGCCTGCCGGTCAACTACCTCGGGCTGGAGCCGCTGCTGCTGGCGCGCATCGCAGCCAAGCTGACGGTCGGCGCCGGCCTGAATCTGGAACAGGTCGGCGGTGCGCTGCAGTTCGACGCCGCGCTGGAAAACGACGGCCCCTACCCATCGGCCTATGTGCTGTACGACGGCGAAGCAGTCGACACGCGCGGCATCGACGGCCGCCGCATGCTGGTGGTGCAGCGCTGGCAGGTCGGGCTGCTGACCCGCCCGAGCATCACCCCGGCCACCGGCGCCGCCAGCCTGGTCGCTACCGGCACCCTGCTGTCGAAACTGATCGACGCGCTCGCCGGCTGGACGCCGGGTGCCGGCTACCAGGCCTTGAAGCGGGTGCAGGCGCGCGGTCAGTCGGTGGTGTATGCCAACGGCCTGGCCATGTTCGTGCTCGATTTTGAGGTTGGCGTGCCGGTGTCGATGGGGGCTGCGACATGAGTGGATTCCATGCCCGCCGCCGCGGCGATCCAGATGACAGCCAGGCCCATGCGCACCGCCGCGACACCGATGCCAACGCCGTGCTGCGTCTGCATGACCGGGTGGACGACAACGAACGCAACATCGAGCGCATGGACGCCACGCTGATCAGCCTGGTGGCCAGCATGAAAGGCCTGACCGACAACACCGGGCGCCTCGCCGACGTGCTGGAAGCGTGGAACAACGTCAAGGGGTTTTGGTGGACGCTCAAGCTGTTGGGCGGTGCGGCCAGGATCCTGCTGCCGTTGCTGGCCATCGGCGGCGCGGTGTGGGTATTCCTCAAGACCGGCGTGTGGAGCAAACCGTCGTGAACCTGTCCGAACATTTCACCCTCGACGAGCTGACCGTCAGCCAGGAAGCGGTGCGCAGCGGCCTGAAAAATGTGCCGAACGCCGCCCAGGTTGACGCGCTGCGCGCGCTGTGCGTGAGCGTGCTGGAGCCGTTGCGCGCGCGCCTCAAGCGGCCGATTGTGGTGAGCAGCGGCTTTCGCAGCCGCAGCCTCAATACCCGCATCGGCGGCAGCGCCGGCAGCCAGCATTGCCGCGGTGAAGCCGCCGACATACTGGTGCCGGGCATGGCCACGTCAGACGTGGTGGACATGGTGATTGCCTTGCGCCTGCCGTTCGACCAGTTGATCGACGAATTCGGCCGCTGGGTGCATGTCAGCCACAGCCACGCCAGCGGCAACCGCGGCGAAGTGCTGCTGGCCATGCGCCGCGGCGGCCTGACCGAATACCGGAGGGTGGCATGAACCGCGCCACCGCATTTTGGGACTGGGTTGACCGCCGCGCCGTGGTGCGCCGGGTGATGACGCTCGGCACCTTTGTCATGACGGTGTGGGTGATCCAGTGGGCCATGGGCTATGCCAGCACGTCGCCGCGCGACGGCTCGGAAGTGGCGATGATCCTCGGCGCCATCATGGTGCCGCTCAATGCGCTGCAGGGCTTCATGTTTGCCCGCTACGCCATGGGGCGCGAATCGTGAGCGGCCTGTTTGCGCTCATCCCGCTTCCGTATCGCATTCTTGCCGCGCTGCTGCTGGCCGCGGTGCTGGTCGGCGGCGGTTTCTATTCCGGCCAGCGCTGGGCCACCACCCGCGCCGACGCCGCGCTCGCGCGCGCCGCCGACGATGCGCTGCGTCAGATCAACGCCGAACTCAAGCGCAACCATCAGTTATCTGCCCAGCTGGCCGCGGCCGAAGGGCGCATCGTCGTCAAAACCGTGGAGGTGATCAAGCATGTTCCAGCCGTTACCACTGGCCGCCTGTGCCTCGGCCCTGATGCTGTCAGCCTGCTGCAGCCCGGCGCCGCCTGGGGGCCGTATCAGTCCGCCGGCCAGCCTGCTGCAAAAGGTGGCGCCCAGTTTGCCGCCTCTGACCGGGACGTTGGCTACTGGATCGCCGACGCCAACCGCCTCTACGAAACCTGTGCCGCCCGCCTCAACGCGCTGATCGACTGGCATACCCCCCCGCAACCCTGACCCTCATCCTCAAGGAGAAACACCATGGCTATCACTGAAAAAAGCTACATCGGCAAAGGCATCGTCTACATCAAGGACCGTTCCACCGGCGGCTTCCGCTTTCTGGCCAACGTCGAATCGCTGACGCAATCGTTTGAAACCGAAGAAAAGTCGATCCCCAACAACACCGCCGCCGGCGGCGGCAAGTGGGATTCGCTGACGCGCATCACCGCCGCGCGCGCCTCGGCGGCGATGTATGACCTGTCGGCCGAAAACCTGGCGCTGGCCACCAACGGCTCAGTGTCGGCGATTGCCGCCACCCCGATTGTCGACGAAGTGCTGACCGCCACCGCGCTCGGCGAAATCGTGCCTACCGCCAAGATGATCGACGTGGCAACTGCCCCGGTTGTCACCGACAACGCCGGCACCACCACCTACACCGTCACCACCGATTACACCGTCAGCCCGGCCGGAATCACCCCGGCGGTCGGCGGCACCATGACGCCGGCCACCGCGTTCAAGGTCGATTACACCCCGGTTGCCGGCAGCGCCATCGAAATGCTGACTGCCGCCGCCAAGGAATACACGCTGATGGTCGACGGCCTCAACGAAGCCGACAGCGGCAAGCCAGTGCGCATCACCATGCACCGCGCCAAGCCCGCCGCCGCCAGCGAAATCAGCTACATCGGCGACGACTTTGCCACCCTGCCGGTGGATTTTGAACTGCTGTCCGATTCCACCATTACCACGGCCGGCAAGTCGAAGTACGCCAAGATTGAACTGGCGGCGTAAGGCATGAGCCGTCTGACCGTTGATGTGCCGGTCGACGCGCTCTCGCGCCGCGTGGTGGCGCGCGAACTCGATGTCTCCGAGATTCGTGCCCACCTCGCGCGCGGCAGTGTGCCGACAGATGATTTTGACATTACCGGCGCGCTGCTGTTCCCGGAAGTCAGCTTTGCCGACCTCACCGCGATGAGCGATGTCACCGGCGACGAACTCGGGCGGCTGGCGCCGTCCGAAATCAAGGCGATTATCGCCGGGTGCCGGGAGGTCAACCCGGATTTTTTCGGGATGATGGCGCGCCTCGCCAAAGGCGTATAAGCCGGCGCGCTGCCTTGCAGGGGCTGGACCGGGCCATCGCCGCGCTGGCCGAGCATGGCCACGCGCAGGCGCTGGCCTATCCCTACAGTATTTTCGTGGCGGCATTGAAACTGCACGAAGGCAAGAAAGAAGGCCATGGCTGACAAGAAACTGCGGTTTGACATCGAGGCCAACAGCGACGAAGCCAAGCGCGCGCTGGCCGAACTGCGGCGCGAATTCGACGCCACGCTGGCCGCGCTCAAGGGCCAGCAGGGTGACGTGGCGCTGTTCAAGGCCGCCACGCAGGATGCGGCCAAGCTGGAAAAGCAGATCAAGGCGCTGGCCAAGGCCGGCGGCGACACCAGTGCGCTCGAAACCACGCTGGCGTCGCAGCGTGCGGCGCTGGCGTCGCAGGGCGCCGCACTCAAGGCCGCCGGTATCGACACCGATGCGCTGGCGGCCGCGCAATCCAAGCTGCGCACCCAGGTCGAGCAGGCCACCCGCACCTTTCGTCAGCAGTCGACCGCGGTAGCGGCGGCGGCCGATGCCTCGGTCAGCGCCGCCGCCGCATCGGTCGCGGCCGAACAAAAGCAGATTGCCTCGGGCCGCGCCCGTGCCGCCGCGCTCGAAGCCGAGCGCCAGGCGCGCGTCGCCTACGGCAACCAGGTGCTGGCCAGCCTGCGCGCGCAGGCCGCGGCGCAGGAAGTGGCCGCCGCCGCCGAGCGCCGCGCCACCGCCGACGCCACCGCCAACGCCCGCGCCGCCGCCGCCAAT